CATCGGATACTTCAAGAATCTTAACAAGTCTTTTAGATACAAGAACTATTGCTCTCTCATCAGATACTTCAAACTTTTCTCCAACAAGAACAGCTCTGTCTAACTCTAAATCTCTATAATTGAATATTACTTCTATCTTTGTCATAATTTTTATTTTTTGAAAGTAGGGGGGAAGACGATTCCCCCAGTATAAATACTTTCCAAACTACTTTAGTAATTAAGCAACGTTACCTAAATCAGCAAATACGAATGCGTCAAGACGGTCAAGAGCTAATACTTCACGAGCTTCAACACGACAAGTAACCAAGTTGCGTTGTACGTTATCTGAATCTTGTTCAAAGAACTCAACAGATAAATCATCAACAACAACACGCTTAGCATAAGTCCAATCACCTACTAATACTTTATCATCAGCGATGAAAGAAGATTTGTAAACTGGGATACCAGCGATATTGATGTTACCATTAACGTCGATAGTGAAACCACCTGGTACTGAATAATCAGCAGGCTTAGTGTTTACTAATCTTGCCCACTGCTTAGGGTTAACTACGATACCATTTGGAGTAAAGTCATTAGCTTCTAAGTTAGCAACATAATCAATGATTTGCTCAGCATCTACGGTAGCAGAAGTGGTAGTAGAACCAGTTGCAGAACCTGATAAATCAGTATGGAATTTAGAATCTTCAGCTTTGTAGAAATCACGCAATAACATCTGTGGCAATGCAGTTTGCAAGAAAGGTAAATCTTGTAACATTGACTTGTCAATACGAGCAAAACCAGCGATATAACGAGCAGTAAAAGTAACAGCAGTTAAATCGTAATCGATTTGAGTTTTAGCATCACCAGGAGTAGACTGAACTGAGATAGAACCTTCAGTACCGGTTTCACGATATAAGGTGTAGATACCAGTCGCAGAAGCAACAGCAGGGATTAAATCTCTAAAGTTGATTTTACGATTAGGAACCATAGCAACACCTGGCTGATAAGTTCTTTGAGCATCACCAGTTAGCTGCCCAGCAACAGTCATAGTACCAACTGCCTTTAAGTTTAATTTTACTTTGTTACCCAAAGATACGTCTTTGATTAGATCAAAGTTTTTAGCGATCAATTCGCCAAAAGAGCTAGAGAATGATTTTTCTTCCATTTTGTTTTCGGTAGATTTTTGTAATTTAATTTCGATTTCATCTAAACGATTCTCAATCGCAGTAGACTTCTCGGTTAATTGCTCGGCCACCTCATTTTTAAGGTTTTCGTTAATTAACGATTTTAATTGTTCAACTTTTTCCATTTTGATAACTTTCTATTAGTCCATTTAATAATAACTCATATTCATCCTCCTCTAAGTCTTCACCACCGGCAGGAGTTTCCATAGCAGGATATGCAGCATCTTCTTCTTCAGCCATTGGCTCTTCAGCAGGTGCTTCTCCTGTTACTACTTCTTCTTCCATCGGAGCTACTTCCTCTTCGGTAGGTTCAACTTCTTCTTCAGCCATTGGCTCATCTTCCATCGGGTATTCACCATGCTCAGTATCCTCAATATTGATAGTAACTGTAATACAGCTCTTATCCTCGGATGGCTCAGGGGTGTCTACTGATAGTTCTTTGAGAGCTTGTAGCTCTTTCTGAAGTTGTAAAAATTGGAGTTCTAATTTTGCAAAGGTTTCGTCGGTATACTTACCGCCTTTGATAGCTCTCATAATGTTTTCCATCATAAAGCTAATGTTTTCGTAAGATTTCATACCTGTAATCGGGGTCATTTCGTTAGCACCCCATCCTTGTAATGATGAACCTTCATATAACTTAACCTCAGAGATTTCGTTATAGTGGCCTTGTTTTTTCTGTTTAATAGTAACAAATCCAATTGAATGCTCACTAATAAGACCATCCTCTACCATAAGTAAGAAATCACGACCTAAAGTATGACGACCAGCCTTACTTTCATAATAAAGACCTTTGTTATTTTCTTCTAGTGTTAAGATTTTACCTACCGATTTAGTAGCATCGTGATCTAATAAGTGTCGAACACGTTGGAAATTTTCATTAATAGTTTTAGCAAAAGCACCCTTGCGGATAACATCACCATCACTATCCATATTGTCAAAAGAAGAGAAGTAACCCGTAACAATACCTTTTTTGGTATCTACATCGGTAATCCCTTGGCTTAAATTTTTGTATAGTAACATATCTATTTGTCTATTTGTTTCAATTTGTTAATAGCCCATTCAATTCCTGCTGTTCCACCCCAACAATCCCACATCAATCCACCACATCCTTCTTCGTATGGAACGTCTTTATGTTGTTGGTGTCTTTTAAAACTTGCCATTCTTGCAATAGTATCTCTTGAGATAGATTCTCTATTTGCTAATTGGTTAGCTCTTTGCTTTCCAACTGGAGTACCACAATCGCCCCAACCGTTCTTTTCAGCATAAGCCAAAGCTCTTTTTGCGTTATTGGTAGCTGCCTGTGGATAATCGTTGTATGATTCAGCCTTTTCAGATACTCTTTTAGCTAAAGCTTTTAAAAATCTTGCAACAAAGCTCATTGCAAATGCGTTTTCGTTACCTTTTAAGTTTTGTTCCTTAAATACACGAAGACCAGTTTTAAATACTTCATCTAACTTAGCAACCGTTACTTTATTCTTCGGATACTTCTTGTTATGTGCAGCAGCCATAGACTCAAACTGAGCCATAGGTTTTTCATCCTGAATAGGATTGCTTGACTTTTGAGATTTAGCATATTCAGCTTCTACGGCAGCGATACCAGCAGCTTGTTCAACAGGATCTAAATTCATTTTGTCAATAGGGGTAACCTGAATACTAACGTAAATACTATCCATTAGTGGGTCAGGATTTCTACCATAGCCCATTTCTTCAAGTTTTTGATTAGGCGTAAGCCACCAAGCACGTTCAAGATACTGTATCTGTTCTTTCTTGTCTTCTTGCAGCTCAGGGAATACGCTTAAATCAAAATCCAGGTAATAATCTTTACCCTCAGACTTCTTATAAGGCTCTACAAGCCATTTATTCAAGTCGGAGCGAGCTGACGTAAGCTCAGGTAAAATAGCGTCGCTAATCAAGGCTTTACGGGCCTCGTACATGTTATTGTATGTTTTATTATCAGGGTCATTCAGTAATGCCGAGTTTACCTTGTAAACATTACATATTTGACGAAGATTCATTTTTTGTGAGTCAATAATAGCCAAGTCAACTGGAGAAAGACCTAATTGTTGCCATCCAATCTTTGCAGACGTTACAATTATCTTACCTGAGTTGTCAGGGCCACTATTTTCAGTTTGCCACTTGCGTTGAAGCTCGTAGGCTTGTTCAGGAGTAATCCCATCCTCACTATTATCATATAGGATACCCATAGCCCCTGTATTTTGAAATAACTTCATACTTGCAGTCTGTGCATCATTAGATTGTTGCATAACACGCAAAGCAGCACGAAGTGGAGATTGTCCGTAAAGGTGAGAACCTTCGGTAGAATAATCTGGATTCCAATATTTAGAGTGCATTACCTTTTCAGCAGGTAAGTCTTGACTATCGTATTTAGTAGTTAAAGTGTAACCACTAACAGGATCATAGCGACCATTACTTAAAATTCTAACTAAATGGGCTGGTAATATGTAAAGTTGTTTGAATTTACCGGCGTTAAGTCCACTACTTGCACCAACACCGTACATATACGAGTTACCAGTAATTAATTTAAACCCATAATAGTTATCCATAAACTCATAATAAGACTGAAGCTCATTAGGGTTTAATAGAGTTTGTATTATCGGATGACTACTTTCAACTTCCTCAAGAGCTTTAGTTCTTAGGTGAAGTGCCTCAGCAACATCAGATGATTTAGATATATTAGACGTAAACGCCTTATATTTTTGAAAAGCCCTGTCATCTTTTACCTCATATAGAACAGGAGGGGCAGTTGCAGCCTTTCTTGTTATCAAATTTATTACAGAGTAGATGTCAGCATTATACTGATACCCCTTCTCTACATAAGTTTCGAATGTATCCTCACCCATTAATGGAGCTTTGCCTAACTGATTAAAAATCATTTGAGCATAAGCAGGGTCAATACCTTTTCGCACCATGATAGGTTGCTGTGGCTGTTTAGCCTTGAAAAAATCGAATAATCCCATTTATATGACGTACCATTTACGTTCCTTACCGAATCTTGTAAAAAAAGCACACCGAACCGCATCTAAACAATGGTTAAAGTTATCGATTGGAGTATTGGTACTTTCTCCGTTCTGCATTATCCATTGATAATTTTTTACCTCTGTGGCAATGTTTTTACTTCTTCGTGTATAGAACACTTTATATTCCTTCAATTTATTAATTCCAGCCAAGACAGAACCTTTACCTTTTTTCTGTGGCTTGACGTTGAAATTCATTTTTAAGTCCGCAATAGACTTTGGTTCTGCCGAATCGGCAAATATTTCGCTATAAGGGTCAACCCCTAACTTCTTTAAACTATTAGCAATATCCTTATTTGTCATTTTAGTTGCGTAAAACAACTCATCTAAGTATATGCTCTCACCAACCTTTACCATCCTTACACAAGCTGTAGGGTCATTAGTGAATCCAAAATCGAGTCCGTAAAAAACGTCATCTGTATTTGGGAACTCATCACACTCTTGCCAGTCTGGATAAACCAAACTTTCTGTAGCCGGTCTTGGATCTTGTTGGTATAGTGAGTTAAATATAATTGGACTTGACTCCTTAATCTTCAATAACCTCTCGGCTGATTGTCTTGATTCCCACAATGCCTCTCCGACAATTCTATTATCATATTTTCTACCATCATCTTCACTTTCACGCAAAGCAGGTAGAGTAATAATATTCCAATCATCATCTCGCTTCTCAGCTCGACCAAGTGGATCATCGTTATCCCAACGAGTTGCAATTAATAATTGCTTCCCATTGTTCTGAAGACGACTCTCTGCTACTGACGTAAACCAATCCCAAACGGTTTCTCTTACGTTCAAAGACTTGGCCTCACTATAATCTTTAATCAAGTCATCACATATCAACACATCCACGCTAAATCCTGTGAGCGAACCCCCAGTACCAACTGATTTTAGATAGCCACGCTTTCCTATAACCTCAAACATATCGTTATTACGAATAGCCTCACCACTTCTTGGTTTAGCGAGTTTAGTTTCAGGGAATATCTTACGATACTCAGGTGAATCTATAATCTTTTGAACTTCTCTGTTGAAGCGTGATGCTAAGTCAGCCGTATAGGATGCGATAACAATCTTTAGGTCAGGGTTCACTCCGAGCAGGTAGGCAGGATATAGTTGGGTTGCCAGAGTGGACTTTCCATGTTGCGGAGGCATAGAAATCATCAATTTTTTATCATCGTCATCTCTATACAGCGACATTAGCGACTCCATTATATGGTTGTGAAACCAAGTAGCGTCAAAATCCTTTTTAATAAATCTTACAAAGAACGCAAAGTCATTACGAGCTAAATCAATAGCTGCCGACTCCAATAAATTATTATCTATCTTCATTCAGTACACTCCCAGTTAAGTACCTTTCGGCTAATTGACGCTTTAACTCTTCATCCATGTCGCTTACGTCTACTTTTGTGGTTTGTGTGGCCTGTATTTCTACATTTTGCTTATCCGACCAACCGTAGTGGTTCTTTAGGGCAAATATTGCCATAGTCGAATTAGCTTGGTTTTTTAACGCAGATTCAAATATTCTATTTTCAAATCGTTGTTTAATATATTCAATCCTGTCAAGTTCGGCATCTAACTCTCTACGCTTACACACAGATTGTAAAGAATCCCATCTTGTCCTTGTCATCCCCACAACCTCTAACGCACTCCCCATAGTCATTATGGTTACGTCTTCAGTTACATCTTCTATTTGATCAATCTTAGCATTTATGTCTTCTAAGCTCATAAGCTCAGGTTTCATTGGTACTAATCTTGTTCTATCGTTTCGTGTTAGACTTTTAATGTCTTCCAGCATATTTAGTAATAGTAATTGCGATCTCTTTTAATTATTGAACGCAATATACACATTATTTTCGTCAAAAGCAAATATGTTGATAAATCGTAAAGTAGACTTGCTTATAAATATATCTTTTAGTGAAATTATCAACAACACTTGCATATTAGATAAATTTTACATATATTTGTTTTCATGTTCGCACGGCCTAAGCGAAGGAAGAGCTACACTTTATCTCACAAGGGTATTGGTTCGTGTAAATAGCTTTTGTTTTAAAGCAGAGATTGATTTTTCTTTTTTCTTTCTTCTAGGGGGACTTGTTTCTTTTATTACTTTTTTCTTTTCTTTCTTCTTACTCTTCTTCTTTGTTTCCTTTACTGACGTAAATATACAAGCTTTATTTTATATTCTTA